CCACGGCGACCGCAATCCGTGCGACGAAGCAGAGCGCGGGCGACGCCAAGATCGACATGTGGATGGCGCTGATGGACGCGGTGACCGTGATGGTGCGCGATCCGAAGCCGCAGCGCAAACCCGAGCCGACCCTGTTTTTCCTCTAGCCCGTTTCGTCGAATGTCATGATGAGCTGCTCGTTATCGTTCGACGGTGCCGGCATGACGGAGCGATGGATGCGCCAGTGGCAACGGACGCAGACTGCGCATAAGTCCTGCGGGTTTTCGTGACCAAGGTTTTCGTAGGTCCAGTGATGGACCTGGACGGCGGGTCGCTGGTGGCAGATCTCGCACCAATGATCGCACAGTGCGAGGTGCTCGCGACGACGAGTGGCCCACTGTGGCGAGAAGATGTAGCTGAGATATCGTTTCGTTGGCATCCGGTGGATGACATCGGCGATGAGCTTACAGGTGTTAGCAGCAGACGACATGGAGGCCTCCTTAGGTGAGCATCAGCAACTCAACCGAATGGAGGAACCCATGCATGGCTTCAACGGTTACCAAGTAACCCGGGACAATTACGATGTAACGGTGATGCCGGTCATCGTCATTGATTATGCGGACAGAAAACAAACTGAGGCAATTAATGTTAACGGCGAGACGGTCAAGGTGACCGATCAGTTACAAAGACTGTGGCTGCACTTCAAGCGGTTTGACAAGGAATATGCAAATAATATTGTGAAAAACTACAAGGTATTCTGGCAGTTCATTCAGTTCGAAATGTGCCGCCGCAAGCTCGGAAGGCATGACGTATTTGCAAATCATTCGAAACTCAAAATCACTAACTCCATTGAATCTCTGATATGGCACTTTGAACATGACCCAATAATTAGCATGGTTAGCAGACAACGACTGATTGACGAGCAGCCAGGAATTGGCAGTGTAAAGATCTGGAATAGACAGCATTCACTAAGAATGGGATGCACCTTTGATGTGGGTGGCCGAACAGTCTTGTCTCTTCGCTTCAACGGTCCATGGCACACATTCAACGGTAACGTTTTTGCCCCTGCGGCATCTGAAAATGAATCGCATGAGGACGAATCGTTTCGTTCCTTATTGAGGTAACCACCATGTTGAACCGGGCATTCAGCCTGCTTGAGATCAAGCAGGTGGACGAGGACGCGCGCATAATCAGCGGCATTGCGACGACGCCGGCGGCCGATCGGCTGGAGGACGTGGTCGAACCGGAGGGCGCGCAGTTCAAGCTGCCGATGCCGCTGTTGCTGCAGCACGACGCGGCGCAGCCGATCGGCCATGTCACGCACGCCAAGGTCACCAAGACCGGCATCGATATCGTCGCCAAGATCGCGCGGATCGCCGAGCCGGGTCGGCTGAAGGATCGCCTCGACGAGGCATGGCAGTCGATCAAGCACGGCCTGGTGTCCGGTCTCTCGATCGGGTTCAAGCCGATCGAGGTCGAGCGGCTCGAGAAATCGCGCGGGCTTCGTTTCCGCAAATGGGACTGGCTGGAGTTGAGCGCCGTGACCATCGCGGCGAACGCACAGGCCACGATCACCATGATCAAGAACATCGACACTGCTCAGCGGGCCGCGCTCGGCCGCAAGCCGATCAGTCTCGATCTAAACCCCGCCGGCGCTGCGGCACCCCGACAACGTGCAGTGAGCCCGGAGGGCAACATGCAACGGACCTTGGCCGAGCAGATCTCGGCATTCGAGAACCAGCGCGTCGGCAAGACGTCGCGCATGGAGGAAATCCAGCAGGCGGCGATCGCCGAGAGCCGATCGAAGAACGAAACCGAGAGGGACGAGTTCGACACGCTCAGTCGCGACATCGAAACCATTGACGAGGAACTGAAGGATCTTCGCCGGATGGAGAGCATCAAGGCGGCGAGTGCCGTTCCGGTGCGGTCGGTCCCGATATCGGAGGCCGGCAGCTTCGTTCCGGTGCGCAGCTCGATCACAGTCAAGGCGCCGCCGAAGCTCGAGCCCGGCATTGCCATGACGCGGATCTGGAAGGTCAACCTCGTGGCGAAGCTCGATCATGAGCGGCGCCAGGACGTCGCGGCAGCGATGTATGGCAGCGACAGCGAGGTCGCCGCCGTCTTCAAGGCACCGGTCCCGGCCGGCTCGACGATCACGGGAAACTGGGCGGCGACGCTGGTCGCGGCCGAGAGCGGCGCGGTCGCCGACTTTGCCGAATTTCTGCGCGCCGGCACCATCTTGGGCAAGTTCGGCACCGGCAATATCCCGTCGCTGCGCGAGATCGGTTTCCGCCAGGCACTGATCACGCAGACCGAAGGCGGTGCCGCCTACTGGACCGGCGAGGGCAAGGCCAAGCCGCTCACCAAGGGCGCCTTCACCCGCACTTCGCTCGGGCCACTCAAGTGCGCCAACATCTGCGTTCTGACGGAGGAGAACATCCGCGACTCGAACCCGAAGTCGGACGCGATCGTGCGCGACATGCTGCGCGCCGCGATCGTCGAGGAAGAGGACACGACGTTCATCGATCCGGCTAATTCCGGAACGAGCAACATCAAGCCGGCGTCGATCACCAACGGCGCCGAAACGATCGCATCGAGTGGCGACGACGCCGACGATATCCGACTCGACGTCCGGAGCCTGATGGCGAAGTTCACCGGTGCCAACAACCCGCCGTCGAGCGGCGCGTGGATCATGTCGAGCGGCAGTGCGATGGCACTCGGCATGATGGTCAATCCGCTCGGCCAGCCGGAATTCCCCAGCATCGGACTGAACGGCGGTTCGTTCCAGATGATGCCGGTCATCGTGAGCGATCACGTCGGCGACATCGTCGTGCTGGTGAACGCCAAGGATATCTTCCTTGCGCGCGATGATGGCATCCAGGTCGACATGAGCCGCGAGGCCTCGCTGGAAATGGCGGACAACCCGGCGCACGACTCCATCACGCCGACCGGTGCGTCGCTGGTCTCGATGTTCCAGACCAACAGCGTTGCTATCAGGGCAGAGCAGACCATCAACTGGGCCCGCCGCCGCGCATCGGCGGTAGCGTATCTCACCGGCGTGTCGTGGGGCGGCGAGGTGAACACCGCGTAAGGCTTGATGAGGGCGGAACATCTTCCCCCCCCAGCCGCCGCCCTCATTTTCGGCCCCTGTCCCTGGTGGCGCCAGGGACAGGGAGCTTGGAGGATTGCCGAATGCCGACCAGACGACTGATCGCGACCAAGCCCTATCGCTATGCCACGCGCCGGCTGCAGGCCGGCGAGGAATTCGAGGCGTCCGACATGCACGCACGCATTCTGGTTGCCTCGCGCAAGGCCGCATATGCGTCGGAGGACCAGGCGTCGCAGCCGCAACAGCAGGTGCAGCCCGAGCCGGAGTTTGAGCCGGCGTGGGCCGAGGAAAAAGCCGAGGCCGCCGCCGAGACCGAGGCCGAGGTCGACCTGCCGCTGCTCGATCCGCGCAACATCGACAGCTTGCGCGCGCAGGCCGCGCGGCTCGGCGTCACGGTTGACGGCCGTTGGGGCATCGCGCGGCTGCAGCACGAGATCATGCAGGCGCAACGCGGATGAAGATCTTCGGCTTGCCGATCCCTTTCACCGGCGAGAAGTACAAGGCATTGCCGCCGTCGAGCTCGGTGCCGATCGGCAGCGGCGGGTGGTATCCGCTGATCCGCGAGCCGTTCGCCGGCGCCTGGCAGCGCAACCTCGAGATCAACATCGACACCGCGGCGTCGTTTCATGCCGACTTCGCCTGCAAGACGCTGATCGCGCGCGACATCGCCAAGATGCGCGTCAAGCTCGCCGAGAAGGACGCAAACGACATCTGGTCCGAGGTGACCAACCCGGCCTACAGCCCGGTGCTGCGCCGGCCGAACGACTATCAGACGCGCAACCAGTTCTGGGAATGCTGGGTGTTGTCCAAGCTCGGCCGCGGCAACACCTACGTGCTGAAGCAGCGCGACCAGCGCAATGTCGTGGTGGCGCTGCACGTGCTCGATCCGACGCGGGTGCATCCGCTGGTCGCCGACGACGGCGCGGTGTTCTACCGGCTCGACAGCGACAGCCTGGCCGGCATCGGCGACATCGTCGTGCCGGCGCGCGAGATGATCCATGATCGTTTCAACTGCCTGTTCCACCCGCTGGTCGGCACGCCGCCGGTGTTCGCCAGCGGGCTGGTCTCGATGATGGGCCTGAACGCACAGAAGGCCTCGGCGCTGCTGTTTGAGAACGCCTCGGTGCCCGGCGGCATCCTCACGCATCCCGACGCGATCGACGAAGTGCAGATGAAGCGCATGAAGGAGGAATGGGAGCAGCGGTTTTCCCGCGGCAACCTCGGCCGCGTCGCGGTGCTCGGCGGCGGGCTGAAATACGAGAAAATGGCGATGACCAATGTCGAGGGGCAGATGGTCGAGTCGCTGAAATGGTCGGCCGAGGTGGTGTGCAGCGTCTATCACGTGCCGCCCTACAAGGTCGGCGTCGGCGCGCTGCCGAGCTACAACAACGTGCAGGCGCTCAACGTCGAATACTATTCGCAGGCGCTGCAGTCGCACATCGAGGAGATCGAGGAGCTGCTCGACCACGCGCTCGGCATCGGCTGGGGCGAGGGCCTGGGCACCGAGTTCGACACCGACACGCTGCTGCGCATGGACTCGACGACGCAGATCGCCGCCATCCAGGTTGCGGTCGGCGCCGGCGTGATGGCGCCGAACGAAGGCCGCGCCAAGCTCGATCTGAAGCCGGTCGACGGCGGCGAGACACCTTACTTGCAAGAACAGAATTGGGCGCTATCCGATTTGGCTAAGCGCGGGGCACCAACGCGACCTGTAACACAGCCCGCACCGATACCGCCGGCAGCACCAGACGACCAAGAACTGGATGCTGAACAGATGGCTAAAGCTGCCGAGTTTTATTGGCGAAATCCGCATGAAAACCTGCGCCAAGTGTCAGTTAGCCAAGCCCTTAACTGACTTCCATAAGGATAGTCGGGCGACGGGTCAGAGGACAGCACGTGGTGGCATGGGTGTTTCGTCCGAATGCAAACAGTGCCGCGCGGAAGCTCGCAAGCCTGGCATAACGAAACAACGACTACAGAAATCCTCACTTGCATCAAGCGGGCAGAAACAATGCGGAAAATGCAGGGAATGTAAACCGTTGAGCGATTTTCATGTTCGAAGGGCATCTAAGGATGGTCGAGCGTATATGTGCGCGTCATGCGTGATGCAGCATTGTGCTGACTGGAGAACGAAGACACCGGACGCATTCAAAGGCTGGTATGAGAACAATAAAGATCGCCGCGCCGACTACTGGCGCAAATGGTATGAGGAAAACAAGGACGCGCGCGCGGCGTCCTACGCAGCATGGGCAAAACGAAATCCGCACAAAATCAATGCGCTCATTGCCAAGCGGACGGCTAGCAAATTGCAAGCGATACCATCTTGGGCGAACCAGGAAGCAATTCGAGCGATTTATGCCGAGGCTGCCAGACTTACGCGCGAAACCGGAATTCGTCACGACGTAGATCATATCTATCCGTTACAAAGCGATGTCGTGTGCGGGCTTCATTGTGAAGCCAATCTCCAAATTCTCACCAAGATCGAGAACATCCGGAAAGGCAATCGGATGCCGGAGAATGGACGGATGCGATGAAGGAAAACGAAGTTGCCGCACTGATCCGTGGGTTGACACCAGGAATTCATGAGTGCGTGGCCAAGGCAGTAGCGCCTCTCGCCGCGCGTCTCGCCGAACTCGAGGCGAAAGGAGCTGAGCATGCCAAACCCGAGAAAGGCGAAGCCGGCCCGCCAGGACCGCAAGGTGATCCCGGCCCGCAAGGTGAGCCCGGTGCCGAAGGCCGGCCCGGTGGCGAAGGGCCGCAAGGCGAGATCGGGCCGCAGGGTGAGACAGGCGCGCGGGGTCGTGACGGAGTTGGCATAGCCGGCGCCGCCATCACACGCGAGGGCGAGCTGATGCTGACGCTGTCGGACGGCGTCGTGCTCACGCCTGGCCGGGTCGACGGCCGCGACGGACTGTCGATCGAGGATCTGTCGCTGCAGTACGACGGCGAGCGCACCGTGACGTTCGTGTTCGCGCGCGGTGACAAGCGCACGGATATTCCGATCGTGTTTCCGCTGATGCTCTATCGCGGCGTGTTCGAGCCGGGGCGATCCTATGTGCGCGGCGATACCGTGACGCTGAACGGCTCGCTGTACCACTGCAATGCGCCGACGACGGCGCGGCCGGGCGACGGCGCCGACTGGACGCTGTCGGTCAAGCATGGCCGCGACGGCCGCTCCGGCCGCGACATGGCGCCGACCAGCAAGACGCCGGTGACGCTGCCGTGAACCAGCAGGTCCGTTTTCCGCTCCCGGACGAGCTCGAGCTCGACGAGGCCGGCCGGCTGCGTGTGCATGGCAAGGCAGTGATCACCGAGGCGCCGAGCGACGGCAAGTATTACGCGCGGCGCAATGCCGGATGGGACGACATCGCCAAGGCCTTCGCGCGCAAGGGCGAGGGCGGTGGTGGTGGCGGTGGCACTGACGGCGAAGGCATTCCTGGCCCGCCTGGACCAGAAGGGCCGCAGGGCCCGCAAGGCGAGCCAGGTCCGGCAGGCGCGGACGGTGCGGACGGTGCGCAGGGCCCGCAAGGCGAGCCGGGCCCGCAAGGTGACGTTGGTCCCGCGGGACCGCAGGGCGATCCCGGCGCTGATGGTGCCGATGGCGCCACGGGTGCGACCGGTGCGACGGGGCCGCAAGGACCGCAGGGCGATCCCGGCGCCACGGGTGCGACCGGTGCGACAGGACCGACCGGCGCCACCGGACCGCAGGGACCGGCCGGCGCCGACGGCAGTCCCGACACGGCGGCGCAGGTTCTCGCGAAACTGGTCACCGTCGACGGTGCCGGCTCGGGCCTCGACGCCGACCTGCTCGACGGTGAGAGCAGCGCCTACTACCTCGATCGTGCCAACCATACCGGCGCGCAGGCGCAGAGCACCGTCACCAATCTGGTGACCGACCTCGCCGCTAAGGCGCCGCTCGCTTCGCCAGCACTGACCGGCAATCCGACTGCGCCGACACCGACGGCGGGCGACAACGATACCAGTATCGCGACGACGGCATTCGTTGCGACGGCCGATAACCTGCGCGTTCTGAAGGCCGGCGACACGATGAGCGGCGATCTTATCGTGCCGAATTTGACTTCTATTGGGCAGATCACGACCGGCTCGATTTTTAAATCGTCAAGCACCACTCTGGAGTTGGCTACGACCGGCGCAGGTACTGTTTATCTTCGCCCAAACGGTGTTGGTTCTGCGACCGGGCAGACGACGGTGAGCGATGCTGGGGAGGTCGGCGTTTCTGGTATTCTCACTGTCAATGGCGCTCCCTTGGCTCCAGCACGCATTTCTTCGAGATTTGTCACGGGTCAGTTTGGATTTGCCATCGATGACGGCAGCAGCGGTGGTGGCAACAATTTTACGGTATTCAGCAGGGCAAATGGTGGTGCCGTGCTGGGCACGATCACCAATAATGCCAATGTCGGAGTGGCATACAATACCACTTCCGATGGGAGGCTGAAGGAAGATTTGAAATCGTTCGATGCAGGCCGCATCGTGGACAACACTAATGTCTATGACTTCGCATGGAGGGAAACGGGCAGGCGTGCTTACGGTATTCTCGCGCAGGAAGCCAAGGACACCTACCCGGAACCATTCAGCTATAGCGAGGAAACCGATCGTTGGTTTGTCGATCACAGTAAATATGTACCTGTGATCCTGCAGGAACTGAAAGCCTTGCGGGCGCGTGTTGCCGCACTGGAGGGGACAAAAGGTCCGAGGCCGGGGCCGCAATACAGTTGGGGCCTAACGCTTGCCGAAACCTTGGGAAAGGGCTGATCCATGTCTGCGGAGAACCAGATCCGTGCGGCACGCGATGACACATATGCGGGGCGTGTCGCGATGATCCAGTTGAAGGTCGCGCAGAACGTCGCGAGCGAAGATCCCGCCACCGCGCACCACGCCGAGCGTGTCAACTATGCGTATTACGTCATTCGTGGTGACGAAAACGCCAAGATGGTGGCGGCGCACGTCAACACCAATCCGAGCATTGCTCAGACGATTGACAGTGACCCGAGCAAATTCGGTAGCAACGTGCCGGATGGCGACATCGAGTTCACTCTCGCGTCGATCTGGGACGCGCGTTCCATCGCGTTCGCAGCACGGGGGCCGACCGCATAATGCACGCGATCCTCGAGATCCTTGACGAGGCGACCGACAGCGCCGGGCCGGACCTGATCAGCCTCGCCGACCTCAAGCTCGCGCTCGGCATCACCGACGACAGCAACGATGCGACGCTGCAGGCCGCGATCACGTTCCAGTCACGCATCATTGCAGAATATTGCGACCGGCGTTTCGGCCGTGCCGACGTGCTCGAGACGTTCACGTTCGACCCGGACGAGAGCATGCTGACGCGCCAGGCGCTCACGCTCTCGCTCTATCCGGTGGCCGAGATCCTCGAGGTCTCGAGCGCGGGCGCGACCGCGGCCGACTATGATCTCGACCCGGCCAGCGGCCGTCTGTGGGGCGGCTGGTCCGGCACCGTCGCGGTTGTCTATTCGGGCGGCTACGATCTGCCGGAAGAGGCGCCGGCCAGGCTGCAGAAGGCGGTGATCGAGGCGGTGCGCGAGGGCCAGACATCCGGCGCGCGCGACCCGTCGATCCGCGAGGTGCAGCACGGCGACACGCGCATCAGCTATTTCACCTCGTCGACCTCGTCGGCCTCGCCGGGCTATCTCTCGGCGCCGGTGATCGACCTGATCCGGCCATTCCGGCGGCTGTATGTCGCGTAACCCGTTCTGGTCGGTCCCGCGCGAGTGGCCGGGCGAGACGGTGTTCATCGTCGGCGGCGGGCCGTCGGTGCTCGGCCAGGATCTCGAGGCACTGCGCGGGCGCCGCGTCATCGCGATCAACTCGAGCGTCTATGCGCTGCCGTGGGCGGATATCCTCTACTTCGGGGATTTCCGTTGGTGGAACGAGCCGGACAACCGCGCGGCGATCGCGAACTTTGCCGGCCGCGTGGTCACCACCTCGCGCCTGGTGTCGGATGCGAAAGTGCTGGTTTGCCGCAAGACCAACCCGCCGGGATTGGCGATCGAGCACAACAGCCTGATGCAGAAATGGACATCGCTGACCGCGGCGACCAACCTGGCGGCGCACCTCATCGGGCCGGGCGGCACCATCGTGTGGCTCGGCGCCGATGGCAGGATCGCGGACGGCCGTACGCACCACCACAAGCCGCACCGCTGGCCGCACCGGCCGGGCTGCTACGACAAGCAGAAGGCCGACCTGGTGACGATCATTCCGTCGCTGCAGCGGCTGAAGATCGCCGCATACAACGCCTCGCCGGGCACCGCCTGGGCCGACCTGCTGCCGGTGATCGATCTGCGCGACATGCTGGAAAGCCGCGCGGCGTGAAGCAGGTTCTCATCCGCGGGCTCTGGGGACTGGGCGACAACATCTTTCAACGGCCGTTCGTGCGCGCCGCCGCGAAGCAATACCAGGTCTGGCTCGATACGCCGTGGCCG